AGAGGGCTTTATCGGTCGCTGCATGAGCAACAACCAAACCAATGCGGAGTTCCCCGATACGGCTCAAAGATTGGCCGTTTGCGGCTCAACGTGGGAGAATCACAAGAGGCAACAGTTCGAGTCTTATGCCGACTATGGGGAAGGCATCAGGAACAATGCCAAGCGAGGGATAGAACTCAACGAAAGGAACGGCAACAAGTGTGCGACGCAAACAGGCAAGGTCCGGGCGCAGCAGTTAGCCAACGGGGAAGCCATTTCGGTTGAAACCATCAAGCGGATGCACTCCTACCTGTCCCGTGCTGAAACCTACTACGACAATGCAGACGACACCTCCGACTGCGGTTACATCTCGTACCTACTTTGGGGAGGCAAGTCGGCTCTCTCATGGTCAAGAAATAAACTCCGGGAACTTGGCGAACTCGAAGGCGAAGGATGACGAAGAGGCCCAACTGCAGGCTCGGATGGACTCGTTGATGATGGTGATTACGACCCTCTGCGACTGCATCGGAGCGGTGGACGAGTCCAATGCCCCGAACCAGTACGAAGTGAAAATGAAAATCGTAAACAAGATAAGCGACCTAATAGACAAAATCGAATACTAATGGCAGGCCGACCCCCAATTTGGAATACCCCCGAAGAACTATGGGAGGCGTTTGAACGATACCGAGCCGAGAACAAGGCCAACCCTTACCGGGTGCAGGACTATGTCGGCAAGGATGGGAACATGGTTTACCGGGACAAAGAGCGTCCAATTACCTTTCGTGGCTTTGAGGGATACCTCGCAGAGAATGGGGTTTGCCATAATCTATCGCAGTATCGAAATGGAGATAGCGACCATCACAAGGAATTCTTATCAATCATTACACGCATAAGGCTGACCTGCGACAAGGATATGCTGGAGGGTTCAAGTGCCGGGGTTTACTCGGCCAACATTGCCTCTCGTCTGCTTGGCTTGGTTGACAAGCAGGAGAACACGGTCCACATCGAGCAACCCCTATTCCCCGACAATGACTAATGCCGGTAAAAGAGCAGGAGAAGTTCATCCGAACCACGGCCGTAAATAAAGTCCGTGAGTTAAAGCGGTTCGTCAAAGGGGTACAAGGCGGTTCCAGTGCATCCAAGACGTATTCCATCCTTGCCGTTGAGATTGACTACTGCACCAAGAACCCGTACACGGAAACAAGCGTTGTAGCGGAATCCATCCCACATCTGAAACGTGGGGCCATGAGGGACTTCATGAAGATTATGACCGTTACTGGGCGGTTCAATGCTGCCCGATGGAACGCCACCGACTTTCGGTATAAGTTCGCTAACGGGTCATACATCGAATTCTTTTCGGCTGACGATGATTCCAAGTTGAGGGGTGCAAGAAGGGACAGGCTTTACATGAACGAGGCCAACAACCTTTCCTTCCACGCTTACACGGAATTGGCAGCACGGACCAAGCAGTCGGTTATCCTTGACTGGAACCCTGTCAACGAGTTTTGGTTTCACTCCGAACTGATGCAAGACGAGGACGTGGACTTCCTCATTCTAACCTACAAGGACAACGAAGCCTGCCCCAAGAGTGCGAAGGACTTCATCGAGAAAGCAAGGGTCAAGGCTGAAACTTCGGAGTATTGGGCCAACTGGTACAAGGTCTACGGCCTCGGTCAGGTCGGGACGCTTCAGGGTGCGATATACGAGGACTTCGAGGTGGTGGAGGGTATCGATGTCAGCCGTGCGAAATTCGTCGCCCTTGGGCTTGACTGGGGCTTTAGCAACGACCCAACCGCACTCGTAGCAATATATCGCCAAGGGGACTGCCTGCTCATCCAAGAACTACTGTACTCCACGGGCCTTACCAACCAAGACATCGCAGACAAGTTGCGGTCGCTGGGCATCACCCGGGCTTGGGAAATCGTGGCCGATTCAGCAGAACCGAAGTCCATTGAAGAAATCTACCGTCTTGGCTTTAACATCAAGCCGGCGGAGAAAGGCCCCGACTCGGTTCGGAACGGGATAGACATCCTGAAACGCTTTAAATTGCAGGTGACCAAGGACTCCACCAACCTTATCAAGGAACTACGCTCCTACACTTGGGCGACCGACAAGGAGGGCAAGAACACAGGGGTTCCGATTGACTCGTTCAACCACGCCTGCGATGCGATGCGGTATGTGGCACTCAACAAGTTAAGGGTCAGTAATTCAGGAAAGTATGTTGTTGTGTAACTTTGCCCCATGAACCCCGAACGCATCCTTGACCTGCTAATCGAAATCGGGAAGACGGTTGCAGCCATTTTCTTCATCATCACCCTTCTAACCCTCCTTTGGACTTTATGAAAGTCGTTCACTACTACCACATCTACTGCGGAGGGAACTGGCAGTTAATCCTGAATCAGCACATGATGGCGGTCTGCAACTACGGCCTTATCGGGGTCTTGGATGAGATAAGGGTCGGCATCGTCGGTCCACCCGAACAACGCAAAGCGGTTAAGGAGGTGCTGGAAGGTTCAATGGTGGCCGATAAGGTCAAGGTTGTGGTTACCCGGACCAACGCTTGGGAGCAGGCGACCCTGACCGAAATGTACTGGGCAAGTCAGGAAGAGGAAGCCGTCTACCTCTACGCCCACACGAAGGGGGCTGCGAATCCATCCTTGACCACCCAACTATGGGGGAGGTCCATGTTGTTCTTCAACGTGGTCGCTTGGGAGCGGTCCATGCAAATGCTGGAGCAGGTCGATGCCGTAGGCTGCCATTGGATAACCAAAGAGCAGTTCCCACACATGGCCGATGCCAACAACCCCGAAGGCTACCCCTACTTCGGGGGCAACTTTTGGTGGGCCAAGTCAAGCCACATCAAGGAACTCGGTGAGCCTGCAAGGGACCACCGATTCCAAGCCGAGCATTGGATAGGAAAGAAACCCGACACCAAGGTCTTTGATTCCAACCCCGGCTGGCCTTCACCCGAACGCTTTGTCATAACCTTCTAACCATGTACCAACACATCCCCACCAACCGACCTATCACGGGAATCGAGATAGGCGTATGGGAAGCCCACAACTCCGTGAGGCTGCTTGACAAATTCCCGAACCTGCACATCACGCTAATTGACCCGTTTGAGGGCTATCAAGATTGGTGGGGCTTTATTGATGGAAGCACAATGAAGGGCCACGAATACATTGCCTTTGAGCGATTGAAGCCCTACGTTGACCGTGTCAATATTATTAAGCACTTTTCGGACAAGGCTTTGGAGTTTATTGCCGATGAATCCTTTGACTTCATTTACATCGATGGAGACCATTCCTACAAATGGGCCTTGCACGACATCACCAACTATTGGGCCAAGGTCAAACCGGGCGGTGTGCTATGCGGACATGACCGTTCCCTTTCGGGGGTAGCCCAAGCCCTTGCAGAGTTCGGTAAACCTTTCACCCCAAGCGAAGAACCACAAAGCGATTCTTGGTACATCTTGAAGCCATGAGGTTACTCGCCAACATCGCCTACCACCACAACCCCGAAAGGCTGCCAAACCTCATCCGGGTAATCGAGGCTATCAAGTCCTACCCGGTGCAGGCCGATATCTTCGTGGACACCAACGACCCCGAAGTCGTGGGGCTACTTGCGGACCAACCCGTAACGGTTCACGCTCACACGCAACTCTCGCACCCTTGGATGCTGACTGCGGTCCATCGGACTCGCATCAAGGAAACCTACAAGTACTTTGACTGGGTGGCCTACTTTGAGGACGACATGATGCTGCCCAAGGAGGGGTTCGTAAACTTCACGGAGCGGTTCGATTCGATGTTTGCTGATGGCCTGTACCCGTCCTTTACCCGCATTGAAACCTACGACGACAAGGAAGGCGAATGCACTCCCGACGTGAACGAGGTCCTGCCCAGTTCGGTGTGGTGTCAGTATAACGGCAAGGACTACGTCAGCCTGCCTTATTACATCAACTATCACGCTTTTTGGATGTTCAGCGTCAAGAGGCTCAAGGAGGTACTGACCCGAAGCCCCGAAGAACTCGACAAAATCCCCGACAACGGTCTATTCAGGGAGAGCCTTGCGTCCTTCCCGATTTGGTCATTGAATCTAAAGCCGATGCTGGAATTTACGGAGCAGGGCGAACTGGCAGAGCATTGCAAGGTCTTCCACCTAACGAACAACTACAAGCACGGAAGCACCAACATTAAAACCCTGTTTAAGCGATGAAACACGACAACATCTTTGGCTGGTCAAACATGGAAAATCAAGGTCAACTGCTTCAGTTAATTCTTGACGAAATGCCTCCCCAAGAAAAATACCACATGGCTGAAATCGGGGTCTACCTCGGTCGTGGCACGGCCATCTTTGACGAGGTTTTTGTCAGCAGGGGGCTTGATTACAAGTTGGTAGCCATTGACCACTTTGAAGGCTCGCCTGAACACAAGGCGAACAATTCAATCCCATTATACGAAGAGGCTTTGAAGAACCTTGAACCGATACGAGATAGGGTTTCTTTGCTGAATATGGAGTCGTTGGCTGCTTGCAAGAAATTCAAGGATTCTGCTTTTGACATCGTTTACATCGATGCATCGCACGAATACGAGCCTGTTCTGCAAGACATCAAGGCTTGGCTCCCGAAGGTCAAGAAGGGTGGATTTATTTGTGGGGACGACTATGTTGGAGGATGGCCCGGAGTTATTCAGGCCGTAGGCGAAGCCTTTGAGGGTAGGCATAAGGTCGTGCCGGGAACTCAACAATGGTACATACAACTATGAAACTCCAAGACCTCACCATCGACCAGTTCCAACGCATCGGAGCCATTGAGTTCAGCAGCGTCCTTGGGGACTATGACAAGCGTGTAGGGGTCGTCGCAATCGTTGAGGGGGTCGATATATCACTTGTCCGAGAGATGTCCGCCAAGAGCGTCCTAAAGCGTTACAAGGCCATCATAAGCGAGTGGAACGCATTACCTGCCTTGGGTTACAAGCGGAAGTTCAAAGCCGGGGGCAAGTGGTGGATTCCGACGGTGTTCACGGACGAGTTGACCGCTGGGCAATTGATTGAATTAATGGACGCAAACACCACGGACGAGAAACATCTCCTGCAGAACCTCCACCGCATCATGGCGACCTTGTGCCGAGAAGGCGGTCTATTCGGATTCTTCCCCAAGAAATACGACGGTGCTGCCCATGCGGAGCGAGCCGAGTTGATGAAGAAACACGCCAAGGTGGGCGACGTTTGGGGCGTTGTCAGTTTTTTTTTGCTAAGTTCAGAATCCTACTTGAAAGTTTTGAGCGACTATTCCAAGCACCTGATGAAGACGGCCGAGGGGCTGACGTAAGCCCTCTTGCCGGGTACGGATGGCTGATGGTCGTCTGGAGGATGGCTAACAAGGACGTACTGAAATTTGACGCCATCTTTGCGATGAAGGCGGTAGAGTTTCTCAATTACGCACTCTTGATTCACGACATCTTGGAAGCCGAACGGATGGAAGCGGAGCGAGCGAGGCGCAGATAGACACATTCCAGCACGGGGGACATTTACCCACATGGAGTTCAACGTCTTTGTTGGTGGTTCAGGAAAGAAACTGACCGACATCCAAAGGGAGGCCCTTGCTGACTTTGGTGTAGCCCTTGAAGATGGGGCCATTGAGAACAAGTCCCACGCCTTGGTTGTCAAGTGGCTGGAAGGAGTGGTACGCCTTGCAAAGGAGAACCTTGCCAAGTCGAACGCCATTGCAAGCAACGCCCTTTCGCAGTCCATCACCGTAACCCCGATATCCCTCAACGACCAGTCCTTCGTTGTCGCTATTGAGGCAGCGGATTACTGGAAATTCGTGGACCTCGGTGTAAAGGGCGCAAACTCAACCAAACGAGCGCCTAACTCGCCATTCCAATACCGGGACAAGCGTCCACCTATCCGTCCGATTCAGGAGTGGATTGCGTTCAAGGGTATTCCGTTGGAAGGCAGGGACAAGAAGGCAGCAAACAGGTCCTTTGCCATCAACATAGCCAACAAGATTCGGAGGGAAGGCCTGCGAGCCACCAACTTTATGAGCAACGCAGTATCCCCCGAAATGATAGAGGTCCTGACCGAAAATATCGCAGAGGTCCTTGGCAAATCCATAAGCGTAGCAACCAAACTATAAAATGGCAGTAACAGTCCTTTCCGGGTCGCCCCAAGTGGCAACCCCCGTTTACAACAAGATGCTCTTCAAGGTCAGCAGCGACCAAATAGCCCAGCCTAATTACCGATTCGTTTGCGATGTCAAAGACAATGCAGGGAGTACATACGCCCGGTTAAAGTGCGATAAATTACCGATTACCAACCAAGGATTCTTCGATGTCGCCAAGGTCGTTGAAACGCTGATTGCACCAATTAAGCCATCGCTGACGCAGACCGCATTCAGCAATCATTCGGGTTATTATTCGGGATACCGCTTAGATTTCTTTGACGAATACGGAAACACCCCAGTCGTGCAGACAGGAACCGTTACCACCGTGTCGGGCCGTGTTGCCTTTGCAGGAAACTTGGAGCAGTTGGAACTTGCGACTTGGAGCGGTGGTCTGTACTTTCCAAGTGGTGCAATTGTCAACGACACGAATCGGATGCTGACAACTCCTACGACTCGCACGGTCTATGCGGACGGCTACGGATGGCTCTGCATCGGGCAGTTTAACTACGCGGTCGAAAAGGCTTACATCCAGTATTGGAGTGCAACAGGAGCGACCTTTGCAAGGCAGTTCGACGTGTTAGCGTCGAATGTATCGGGGTCGAATGTCATCCGCTTCGGGGTCGGGCCAATGAACCTCAAAGCCCTCACGTCGGGACAATGCTTGGATGGGAACCCCGGAGATTACCTGTTCCAAGGCAATGCTGGGGACTTCTACGACGTTTACTTCTCAAGGGGGGCAAACATCACGATTCGTCAGAGATACGTCATCGGGCAATGCCAGCGGTTCAACTCCATCCCGGTACACTTTCAAAACAAATACGGAGGCATTGACTCCTACACCTTCACGCTCAAGAACCGCAAGAGGGCCAACATAAGCAGGCAGACGTTCGGGTACAACTCGGACGTTTACGCAACCACGACTTACGACAAAGTTTGGGCAGGTGAGTTTGACTACGTTTACGCACTCAACTCGGACTGGCTGACGGATGCCGAATCCGAGTGGCTGATTGAGATGGTACGTTCCGGGCAGGTATGGCTTGAACTTGACGGGCAACTCGTTGAAGCAATTGTGAACGCTAACACTTACCAATTCACGACACGCAGGAACGACCGACTTACCCAGTTGCAGGTCGAGGTTGCAGTCGCTTACAAGAACAACATCCTATGAGCGTAACCCTCATCGCCTACCCTCTCAACGATTCCAACGCAGAGGTTCCATACGTCCTTGACACGATGGGCGAAATTGACATCGCCCTGACGTTTTCGGTTGAGGATATTGCCGACATAACCAAGCGAAGGGGGTCGTTCAGTAAGACGATAACCCTGCCAAACACGCCTACCAACAGGGCCTGCTTTGGCTATGCTTACAACATCCAGTCCTTCGTGGGTGGATTCCAACCGAACAAGAAGATTCGTGCAGCCATGTGGGAGGACGGGGTCCAAGTGTTCAGCGGAGTCCTGCAACTGATTTCCATGTCCAAAATCCGAGGAGAGGTAACCTACGAAGTGGGCCTATTCTCGGACGATGTGAGCCTGTTCAAGTCCATTGAGGGCAACCTACTTGCGACAACTGCCGGCGTTACCGGCATGAACCACACGCTGACCTCGGCCCATGTTTCTGCGACTTGGACGGCAAGCGGTGCGAGCGGTTACGTTTACGGCTTGGTTGATTCCTACGGCTACACGGACGTAGTTACGCAAGGGTGGTTTGCCGTGCCGTTCTACAAGATGACCCCAAGCATCTATGTAAAAAAGATGGTGGACCTCATCTTCGCACAAGCAGGGTATCGCTACACCTCGGAGTTCTTCAACTCGGAGCGGTTCGGCAAGTTGGTCATCCCTTACGCTGCCGGGGAAGCAATCTTTAACCTTTCGGGGTCTGCGATTTTTGTGGCAAGTACAGGAACGGTTAGTGGAACATTCGGTCAAAACCTAACGATGCGGTTTCAGGATGAAACGGGGACGTACTACGACCGACCCGGATATTGGGTTCCTTCGTCAAGCGTCTTTGATGCCCCTGAAGTTCCAACCCGTTGGAACATAACCGTCAATTACGAATTACAGGCTCAATTCTCTACTGCCGCTTATGGATTCGCAAATATGTCAATACGAAATCTCACAACTTCGGGCGACATTGCGGTCATTCAAAACATTGCAATAAACTACCAAAGCGGTCTTAGCGGTCCGCTATCAACAACTTTTGCCAACGTAACCATCCCTGCAAACACAATTGCAAACATTGGTTTTGTCTTTACAACGCCACAGGGAGGAACTATCCTCCAAGGTGCAACGGTGCTATGGGAATGTTTGGAGAATCCTCAAACATTGAACATGGTTGACATGAGGACCGCCCTGCCTGCTGACGTAAAGCAGAGCGACCTCCTGCAAGACCTGCAAAAGATGTTCAACCTCTACTTCATGGCGGACCCTGCCGACCCGAAGAACCTCATCGTGGAACCTTGGATGAACTTCTATTCATCGGGGGTCGTGGACTGGTCGCAGAAATCGGATGAGAATGCCGAGCAGAACATCACGAATGGGGACCCGAACCAATACAAGACCATCGTGTTCAAGTACAAGGATGCCGGGGATTATTTATCCAAGTTGGACAAGTCGAACTACCCATTGGCGAAGGAAGGCTACGGAGGGCGAATCTTCACAACCGACAACTTCTACGGCAAGGGCGAGAACATCGTCGAACTCGCTTGCAGCACCCTTATCCCTGCAAACTTCACGACTGACAAGGTAATCGGTAGGGTTTGGGACTTGGACGGCTCCGCTTTGTCGGGAACCATCAAGACCTTGCAGAGCGGTTACCGAATAGCCCAGTACAATCTGATTGAAGCCCCGACAACTTGGGCCTACCAGTACGGGGTCAGCGGTTCGTTTGCACTCGCAGAGTCGTTGCTGAATCTGCCCTTTGTCAGCCACCTTAACAACCCTTACGCAGCAGATTTCGACCTTGCCTTTGGAATACCTAAGCAGTTGTACTATGCGGTGAATGTCGCCGCAAATAGCGACCCTTACGCATACACGAACAACAACCTGTTCAACATCTATTGGTGGAACTTTATCCAAGAAACCGTCAGTCGTGAGGCGATGCAGTTGGAGTTGTCGATTATGCTCAACGCAGCCGACATCAGCCAACTCGACTTCCGAACCCCTATCTACTACGGAGGGGTCCGTTGGCGGTTGTTAGAGGTCAGGGACTACGAGATAGGTCAGCAGAAGCCGTGCCGGGTAACCCTTCGCAGGATTCTTAATCTCACCGAGTTCGCTCCAAAGCAAATCTATTACTTCCCCTACGATGGGCCAGTTCCTGCAACGGATTCGGATTACCCGAACGAAGTCCCCCCGATTCCATTGGTCAAGGAACTACCAGCGGTTGCGGGTCCTCCGGGTGAAACAGGTGCGACTGGAGCAACAGGAGCAACGGGTGCGGTCGGTCCAGCAGGTGAAGGCTATACCCCGGGCGATGCAGCAGGCGACATCAAGTATTGGGACGGCACCGATTGGGTCAACTTGTCTATTGGGACGGAAGGTCAGGTCTTAGAGGTTGCGTCGGGAATACCATCATGGCAGGATAAAGGATAAATAAAAACTATGGCAGTTACTAAAGAAATCGTCCTTGAAGTAGGGCTTAAAGACTCAACGGCACAAGGCACGACGAGTGCTAAACAACGGCTTAGGGAACTCCAAAAAACCCTGACCGAGATGGCTTTGGCCGGGGAATCCGGGACCAAGGCTTTCAAGCAAATGGAGCAGGAGGCGGGTAAACTCAAAGACCAAATCGGGGACACAAGCCAGCGAATCAAAAACCTCGCATCGGACACACGCAACATCGATACCTTCGTCGCTGGAATCCAAGGAATCACCGCTGGCTTTCAAATCGCTCAAGGTGCAGCAGCGTTGTTCGGCTCCGAGAATGAGGACTTGCAGAAGGCGTTGTTGAAGGTCCAAGGGGCGATGGCTCTCGCTAACGGAGTGCAACAGGTAGCCAACCTGCTGAACAAGGATAGCATCCTAATCACCCAAGGGCAGGCAGCAGCACAGGCACTCTACGCAACCGCAGTCGGGGCAAGCACAGGGGCAATGAAGGCTTTCCGAATCGCCCTGCTTGCTACGGGTATCGGTGCAGCCATTGCAGCCGTAGGGCTTTTGGTCGCCAAGTGGGATGAACTGACGGCAGCGGTCCGCAGGTTCTTGAACCTACCCGACCCAGCCATCGCAGCCAAGGCGAGGGAGGACGCAGCCCTTCGTGAAGAAGCGGCCCTGTCCAATTACAGGGATGCATACGAAAAGCACACGGAGGCGCAGATTGAGGCCAATAAGAAGCGTGAGGCTGAAGATAAAAAGAACGCAGAGGCTCGCAGGTTAATGATGGAAGAGCAGGCTCGGTCAAGGGCTATCATGGCTGAAACCGAAGTACTGCAAGCCAAGACAACGGCTGACGCTTTGGTGCAGATTACCGCTGATCAAAACGCCAAGCAGGACGCTTTGAACGCCCAAGCGATGCAGACCGAGATGGAGCGTCGCATCAAGTTCAACGAGGACATGAAGGCGAACGAGCAAGCCTTGGCCGACTTCAAGCAACAGGTGGTTTTGGACTCATTGCAATCGGTTCAAAACATCTTGCAGTCCTTTGGAAACGAAAGCAAGGGTCTTGCTCTTGCAGCCTTAGCCTTGGAGAAAGGTCTTGCTATTGCCAATGTCATCGTCAACCTGCAAAAAGAGATGGCAGCGAATGCGGTCATAGCAGCAGCAAACCCGGCCAATGCTATAACCGCAGGAGCAGCAG